ATTGGAGCTAAAGATATGTAAAAATCGGGTCCATAAAAAACATGGTAGAAGTTTCAAGCTATGGTAGGTTAATCCTCAACCTCTTAAAATATATCAAATAATAATCATCTTCCTTTGTAATACCTCCAAGTGAGGTAAGTGTACTATAACCAGGTAGAGTTTTTCATGTTAAGGGTTAAAGGTTAAATTCTTAGTGAAATCGTCATATTGCTAATTGGCTTTTCGAATCCAAATAGTAAACAAAGTTTAATCTTGGAGCTCTAGGTTACTGGATCAAATCCAAAAATTTAACAGAGCTATACCTGCTTCACGTAGCTCGTATTCAGAGGTCAGCAACAAAAGAGAAAGAGAGAAAGAAAAAGGGAAAAGAAAAACGAAAAAAAGAAACGAAAAAAACAGAAAAGAAAGTAACACAAAGAAAAGAATAAAAAAGAAAATAAATAAAAGAAAAAAGAAAAGGGAAAAAGAAAGAGAGAAAGAGAAAAGAAAAAATTTTTAATAAATTAAAAATTTTTTCCACGCATACGAGCGGGCGTGGGTAAAGCGAAAAGCGAAAAGCGAAAGAGAGCAAAGATACCGCTCCGCGGTAGGTGATTAGGGAGATTACTACGCAAGCTCCGTAACTCCCTAATCACGAAAAAACTAACAATAGCGTACGCGAGGATTTTCCTGAAGTGAGAGAAGGAAGTTTTAAAATCTCGAGAGAAGTTCTTGGAAACTATTTCATCTCACATAACTCAGAAACTTTATCTCAGTCAAATCTCTAAAACTTAACATACATCACTACTCTTCAGGATGTATCAACTAAGATCCCGAACTAGAAAGATAAAGTTTCCCAGTTGGCAAAAGAGGTTAACTATTACCTCAAAAACAAAAATATGAAACATGAGATCACAACATATTCCCTAATTGGAATCTTGGCTATCACAACATTACTTTCAATCAAGCAGTGTTCAGAATACCAAGAAAAATCCCAGAAGATTGAAACTGATACAATCTTCAGTGATAAGTACATTCAGGTTCCACCAACACTAAAGGTGGTTGAGATACCAAGGGAGGTAATCATCTACAAGAATCTTCCAATTCTGAAGATAGATACCATAATCCTAAGAGATTCTTTCATAACTCTAGTTCAAGAAAGAGATTCAGTAAACTACTCTAATCAGTTTTTAACTTCTTTCACTAGAGAACCAAAACTCATCGGTCTACAGATCTCAAAAAACAAATTGAGTCTAGACCTCCTAACCCCAGAGGGTATTTCAAAAGAGGAAAGATTTGATATAGACACTGAGAAGTTCAGATATTCCTATTCTCAGGGTAAACTAACCAAGAAAAAATCTTGGAATTGTAAATTTGATCTAACTACCTCTTACTCCTTCAGACCATTCAATACATTCCATGATTTTAACATTCTTGGAAATTTCAATACTAGCCATATCAAACTTGGAATTGGTCCAGGATTATTCTATTACCCAAATCTCAGAGATGATCCAGGCTATGACCTATTACTCAACATAACTTACAGATTCTGATGGCTAAGAAGAAGAACATAGAAGATAAAATATTCACTAGAGAAATGGTAGATACACTGGCTAAAGTTTCAGTAGATCTATATCATTTCTCTAGTTTTGTGTATGTAATACATCCAATCAGAGGTAAAGTACCCTTCCTCCTTTATCCATACCAAAAAGGAGTACTTCTAGAATTCTTAAGAAACAGATTCAACATCATACTCAAATTTAGGCAAGCTGGTATTACTGAGTTGATATCAATGTACTGCCTATGGCTAGCCATGTACCATGAAACCAAGAAAATAAACATTATCTCAATCAAGGATACCATAGCCAAGAAGGTACTAAAGAAGATAAAGTTTATGTACAAGAATTTACCATGGTATCTACAAACACCTATCGTCAATGGAAGAAACGGAGAATATGGTACCGTAGAGGAGATAGAATTCTCTAATGGCTCAGTAATATCTTCAATCCCAACTACAGAAGATGCAGGTCGTTCTGAGGCTTTATCACTTCTAGTAATTGATGAAGCTGCCATAGTTAGATGGGCCTCAACCATTTGGGCAGCAGCTTTTCCAGCCCTATCCACGGGAGGGTCGGCAATAATAAATTCAACTCCCTATGGTATAGGATCTTGGTACCATCAAACTTGGGTAGATGCCATAAATGGGTCATCCCCAATAAATCCCATAAGGCTAAGATGGACCATGCACCCTGAAAGAGATCAAAGCTGGTATGACATTATGGCTTCTACTTTGGGTCCAAGAAGAACTGCTCAGGAGATAGAGGGTGACTTTCTTGGTTCTGGTAATCCAGTATTTGACCTTTCTGATATTCGAGAGATAGAATCAAGCCTTAATGATTATCACCAAGTATCACTCCTGAATGGGCAATTCAGGAGATTTTTATTGCCAGAAGATAAACCAGAATCTGATACATTTTACTTGGGAGCTGACTGTTCAACTGGTAGATCAAATGACTATTCAGCATTCACCGTTATGGATAAATCTGGTGAGGAGTTTGCAGTATTCAAAGGTAGAATACCACTTAATAAATTCACGAGACTTCTTGGTGATACAGGAAGGCTGTACAACTGGGCAAAATTAGCTCCAGAAACCAATGATATTGGTATGGCTGTTACACTTGGTCTACAGGATGAGGGCTACCCAAATCTATACTACTCTCAGAAACTTCTAAAAAGAAAGGGAGAACGGAACCCTAGAGTAGAAGAATTCCCTGGATGGTTAACTTCTTCAAAGAATAGGCCTGTAATCATAGAGGGATTAGAGAAAGATATACGGGAAAACAATATCATAATCAAGGACCCTTTCTTCTGTAATGAGGCCTTCACATTCATTTATGATGCCTCTGGTAGACCAGTAGCCATGGGTAAAGGTAATGCCAAGGAGGAAGATCTTCTAGATGATACCACTTATTCTGATGACTCCATAATGGCTAAGGCCATAACCAATCACATTAGGAAGGTATCCAAACTAAATTTAACAACAACACCAGTATAATCATGGATATTTTTTCACTATTCAAAAAACCCAAAGGGAATACTATATCAGCGGATGTTACTACCACCAAAAAATCTGGAAGTCTAACACCTGGTAGAGTATCAGTATCAAATGATTCTTCTGATCTTTTAACCTTCTTAGGAGGTAAGACTAAAACTGTGGCTAATCCCTCATTTAGGAGCGAGCTAGTCCCTCTAATAAGGGACTTGTTTAAAGTTAATCCAGACATGTCTATAGCTGTACTAGACATGTTTAAATTGGCTAATACCACTCACAAGATTTCATTCCCCTACAATTCATCCCAGGAAGAAGCTACTATGAGAAAACACTTACTAGAAGTTTCAGATAAGTGGTTGAATTATACAAATGGAGTGGATGGCTTAGTAAATAAACTCATAGTTCAATGCCTAATAGGTGGAGCTATGAGTTTTGAATGTGTGCCAAATGATAAATTAGATGGTCTTTCCACTATAGTATTCCTTAACCCTGAGGATATAAAGTTCTTCAGAGAAACCAATGGGGTTTATCATCCTTATCAAGTTAATAAGCATAGCATACCCAATACAAAAGAATCAAAACCCGAATACATAAGGCTTAACTTAGAGTCTTATAGGTACATTGCCCAGTACAATGACACAGATGAGCCTTATGGAATACCTCCCTTCTTAAGCTCACTAGATAGCTTAAGAACCCAATCAGATATGAAAACTAACATAAAGAATCTGATGGAAACTCTGGGTATAATGGGATTTATGGAAGCTCTAGTACAAAAACCAGACCAATTACCATCTGAATCTAATCGGAGTTATTTGGCAAGGCTAGAACAGTACCTAGTAAAGACCAAGAAAAACTTAAGCCAGGGAATGAAGGATGGTCTGGTAGTTGGCTATAAAGATGAACATGAATTTAACCTTAATTCCACTACCCAGAACATGAGTGGAGTAGACTCTATCTATTCCTTGAACCAGCAATCAGTGGCTAATGGACTGGGAGTAAATGGTGGTATTATAGGTCTTCCTGGAGCTAATTCAGGTGAAGCCCAAGGAGTTATGCTATCTAAGCTTATCAGTCAGTTATATAATATTCAATCCCTTGCTAGTTATGCTTTAAAATTCATATACT